AGTAATGTCCTCGATTGTTTGTTACGCGGCAAGTTCACCAAGGCTGGTGAAACTGGTACACAACTCTTGCTAAAAGAATCTCTATCTGAAGTCACAAGGACTTCCCTAGCAGAATCTTTGAGTTGTATAATACCACGTTGCTCTAATGGAAAGAAAACTACAAGTTTGTACTTCAAAGCTGAACCAATTCACGTCAAGTCTGCATTGAAAGCAGCACGTGCAATCATTGACTGCATGGATGACGCGGATACTAAGATCCGTGATCGGGTCAATATAAGTACAAGTAGTTTATTATCTGTTTTTGTCTCTCTTATCAGTATACCTTATGTTGATTTTATTAGAACATTAAAGTATTATACTGCATATCCTCTTGCATTCTTCCTTAAAAATGATTTACCCCCAAAACCTGAAAGTGTCCCAGAAAAGAAATATCCTTTCTTAGGGAACAATAAAGTTCAATCATGGTGGGTTAGAAGAATGATTTCAAGATGTCACTTTAAAAAGAATCTCACTCTCTTTTGGTCCCTATTACAAGGCGTAAAAAGGGCCTGTGAGTTTGCTGATGATTCTTTTATACTCACAACAATGGAAAAACACAAAAAAGTGTTAGGAAAAATCGATACAACATGTGACTTAAGGGCCAGTGATGGCTTTTATTACTCTATCCAAATGGAGGAGTATAGTCAAAATTTTAAACGATTTTTCAAGGGTTTTAACCCTGATGTAGATACTGACTTTGAAGTTAGTAACTCAGCTTGTTGGGAAAGAAAGAGATCCGAAGGTGGATCTCGTGGTCAGATTTTGGATTTTGCCAATGACCACTATGGTGACAATGAAATAGAAAAAGGAATTTGTAACTCTTTGATCCGAGATAGAATTAATTCTATTCTCTATAAAATGATCGAAATAAGTCCAGGGAAAGTAGAAGAACTCCGAGGAGTTCGTTCCCCAATATGGCAAGATTTAAAGACACAATTGTCGCCAAAGCCAAAGGCTATGGTAGCTGCCATCCTGGAACCTTTAAAGGTTCGACTTATTACGAAAGGTCCTTGTATGGACTATTATCTTTCAAAAAGTTATCAAAAATCCCTTTTTAAATACTTAAGGAGATTCTCTCAATTTGAATTAATTGGTGACCCATTGAGGTCTGACCATATATATAGAATGATTGAGAGGGAATCTTTCCTTAAGGAAAGAGGAATGGACTTTTCTCATTTTGTGTCCGGGGATTATTCCGCGGCTACAGACAATTTAAAGATTGCTTATACTAAATTAGGTCTCGAAACTTCTATGGAGAATTTACCACTCTCCTTAAAAGAAGCCTATCGAAACACATTATATGAGCATGAGATTCACTACCCGAAGAAGTTTGGGATTGAACCTTTCATGCAGCAATCTGGACAACTAATGGGTTCTCCCCTTAGTTTTCCTTTTCTTTGTCTGAATAATTTAATAGCTTACAAATTATCATTGGAAGATCATCTTGGAACTCAAGTTCCATTTAAACATTTACCTTGTTTGGTTAATGGTGATGATATACTATTCCGAACAAATCCAGTACACTACGAGTTGTGGAAACAACGAGTAGCCTCTATTGGTTTTGATTTAAGTATTGGTAAGAACTATATACATGAGAAAGTCTTAACTATTAATTCACAATGTTTTACATATAGTGAAGGTTCTTTACATCAAGTTAATTATTGTAACTTCGGGCTACTCTCGGGTTCTGCTAAAATTGGCAGTCAATCTAGAGGAGAAGTGCGTGACAAGGCGTTGGATCTTTGTGAGAACTACACCAAAAGTGTAGGAGGATCATTAGATAAAGAACTTAGTTTTACTAAGTTTCTATCACGTAATAGTGAAGATATCAACAAGATTACCCATCATGGTAGATACAACTTATTCCTCCCAAGGGTATTGGGTGGTTTCGGTTTACCTATCTATGAGGGAATCACCTATCATGTGACACGTTTTCAGGCGTGTTTAGCGAAGTATATTAGAAAGACTCTTGATACAACTATTGTTGGTTTCAAGAGTGATGTAAAGTCTAATAGTATTAAAGAGAGAGAGACAAGGAATAAGAAGAAGTTTTTAATAGGCCAAGGACCATTGAATGAGTCCGAAAGAGTTTTTGAGACTACAATTCATGTAGCTGGTAACTCGAGTTATTTGGCCGAAACTACGACGAAGTTTTTTACAAAACTTCCAATCAAGTGGACTAAGAAGGTCAGCTCCAAAATTTTAGGAGATATTAAGTTAGGTTCAAACCCTACTAAGTATTTAGACCTTGAATCTAGTCTATTTAGATTGGTATCGTATTTTTCTTAAAACTTCTTATGTCAAAGCTTATGCTGTCTTTATTGTTGTTGTTTTCGTGCGTTAACACGTTAAACTGACCGTGCGGGATCACGTTAAACGAACCGGATTCTCATCCTAGTAAGGTGGGTCTCTGTAATAATTACTACAAAGAACAATCAACGTGCGGCGCAGTCTACAGTCCGCCAGAACAAATCTGGACAAAACAAACA